CGCCAGTTGACCCGTGTTTACCCGAGCCGGGGAGTACCTTTTAACATTTGGTTCAGGTTGGCGTTCAGGTTCGCGGCCACCCCTTGAAACCGCATCAGAACGCCATTTGCCCGACCTGACCGACCTGCGTGCTAAGAGGTCGGGCAGCCGAAAACCTCGCCACCGCTTGCATTGCCCAACCTGCCCAACCTGCCCAACCTGTTTACGCACATATGGCTGATTGCAGGAACCTTGCATACCTATACACGCGAGAACACCGGAAAGGTCGGGTAGGTTGGGCAAACCCATACGGGGCAACGGCCCAGAGGTTGGGCAGAGGTTGGGCAGAGGTTGGGCAGGTTGGGCAATACCGGACGCACTGCCGCGCCATCGGGCGCTAGAACGGCACATCACTACCTCCCCCACTACCAGCCTGCGGCAGCGGCACCCATCGGCGCTCTCGGTAGCCGTTGACCATGACCCTGGCGTGCTCCCATCGCAGCCGCCGCATGATCGCCGCCACCCTCATTTGTTCGGGCTTGCCGTGCTTCCCCACGTCGATGTTCAATGCCCAGCTCAGCAGCTCAGCAGTCGTGGTCCACGGCACCGCCTGGCCGTTGCCTGCCATCGAGATGCGCGGCGGGTAGGCGCTGTCCATCATCTTGCCGGCCAGCCAGCGTTGGATGATGCCCTGCCAGCTGTCCTCAGCGAACCGTTCTTCCTGCTGCTCCACGGCATCGGGCGGCAGTTGCCACCAGGGGTAGCCTTGTCGGAACAGCGCCACCGCCTCGGCCCACAACTGGTCGCGCTGCGCCGCGATGCCTGCGATGTCGACGTGGTCCACCACCACCGGCAGGAAGCGCCGCCCACCGCTCGCGTCGCGCAGGTATTCGTGTTCGTTCGTAGTGCCCACGAACACGCACTCGCGCCGGAACGACCGCGCCACGCGCCCATAGCTTGGCCGGTAGGTATCGAAGCGCGACGTGATCGCCTGCTTGACCTTCGTCACATCCGCCTTCGTGAAGCTGTCCATCTCTCCGATCTCGACGCACCAGCGCCCGCGCAGGCTCTGGTAGAAGTCTTTGCCGCTGGGCGACTCCATCGACTCCGCATACCACTCGGCGCCAAACAGCTCGCGCACGGCCGACGTCTTGCCGCGGCCCTGCTCGCCTTCCAGCACCAGCATGAAGTCGACCTGCGCGCCGTTGTGGCGCACCTTCGGATCCGCCCACAAGATACGCGCCACCGCACTCACCAGAAAGCATCGCGCGGCCTGGCGCGTATATGGCGTGTCCACGGTGGAGAACAGCGTAGGGAACATCGCGTCGATGCGCGCCATGCCATCCCATTTCAGCGCGGTCAGGTACTCCCGCACCGGATGCACCTTGCTGCGCCGGGCCATCGCTTCGACACAATCCATCACCATGTCGCGCTTCACGCTCAGCGTATAGCGCAGAGGACTACCCAACCAGCCCGCCAGCTCAGTGCCGTCCTGGTCGGTGAACTCATTGCGCTCGCCGCCCGCCCATACCGGGTCGCGGGTGAGCCGCACGATGTTGTTGAATTCGTCCAGGCTGAATAACCCCTCAAGCGCGGGATCATGCTCCAGCACCAGCAGCGTGTTGTGCGTGGTGGATTCCGGCTTGCCCGTCGTGGTGCGCGTCAGGTCGTTCGACCATTCGCCCGGCGGGCTGTACCCGCCGCCACCCGAGCCGCCGCGGCCGCGCCCACCACCACCCCCGCGTTTCTGCTGGCGCTGGCCGATGGGCACGACTACCTTTTGAGGCTCAGTCATGCCATCACCCGCCGCGTCTCCCGCACTTCCACCCGCTTCACGCGCGACTTTGCCCACAGCGCGATCTGTTTGGCCGTCCAACCGTCGGCTACCGCATCGGCAATGTCCCAACCCTTTTGCATGCCGTTGGTATCGATCACACGCAGGCTGCGCACCCCGGCCGCATGGGCCAGTTGCGCCACGCCTTCATGCAACAAGCCGCTGCCGTCGATATAGCCGAGCATGGCGCCTACGCCATCCAGCGCGTCCGGCCACAGCACCACGTCACGCCCTTCCAGCGGGCTGAAATCGGTGTGCTTCACGCCGTGGCTGCCACCCATCCAGGTAGTCACGGCATACATGGGCAGTGCGCCAGCACCGACCGTCGCGCATTTTTCGCCTTCCACCATCAGCACCGGCGCGTCGGGCTTTGCTGCCAGCACGTCCAGGCCGAACAGCGGCCGCGGATCGGGGAACGGCTGCAGGCACCAGCGCGCCTCGCCCGTCGGCCCGATGCACCACGTCACGGCCGGCGTGATCTTGCCGTCCGGCATGTCCACCCGCAACACGTAGCCCAGCAGCGCGCCATCAGGATCTCGATACGCATCCGCGCGCGAAGGTGTCAGCCCTTCCCACCAGCGCCCGCGTTTGAGATTCCACACGCGGCCTTTCACGCCCGGCACCCACCGCGGCGCGTCTTCCGGTACCGGGCAAATCGGTATCCACAACTCATCATCCACGCGGTCACGCACACGCGGGGTGGCCGCGACCGCGCGGCGCGCCGTCATGCCCACGTCGTGGCCGCCCAGCTTGTGGCACGCCGTGACGAAATCCACGCCCTCATGCGCCATCACAAACCCGATCGCATCGAAGTGCGCGCCGCACCCGAAACAATGCACAAAGCCTTTCTTCGGAGCCACAGTGAACGACGGCGAGTTCTCCGAATGGAACGGGCACAGCCCGGTGTATTCCTTGCCGGCCTTTTTCAGCGTCACGCCATGCCGCGTCACCACGTCGACCAAGTCGACGCGTGCCAGCAAGGCCGCCACGTTGATCACCTGATGCATGCGCGCCCCCTCGCCCACTGCAAGGTCTGCAGCACATCTCGCACCAGCGGCCCTCTGCCCTGTCCGTCACGCGCGTAGGTCGCGAACAGCTGCGCCAGGCAATCGCGCAACAACACCTCATCGCTGCGCTGAGCGCATCGCGCGACCGCGATCGTGCCGCAGGGCCACAAGTAAACACGCACGCCTCCGCGCCGCCACGCGCGCTCGCAAATCGCACCGGCGACGCGGCGCAGATCCGTGCCCGGCCGAAATACACACAGCGCCGGCCCCACGTTCCCCACGCCGGCCGGCACGGGTGATACCCACGCGGTCACCGGCGCACCTTGAGCGGCAGTTGCGCCTGCCTCGGCGCGCTCTCCGCGGCCAGGCTCGCGCGGGCTTGCGCCAGTTCCTCCGCCGTACAGCCCAGCAAGAACATCCGCTCGATCTGCGCGATGGCCGCGCGCGCCGCCGGCGAGGGCGGCCGTTTGCCGTGCCTGCATGTCAGACGGCCCCGCGCGCGCATGTCTGCGCCCTTCGTTCGCTGGCTCGCTGGCAGTCGATGCACAACTGCGCGCCCATCCGCTGCCGCACCGGCAAAATCGGCGCCCCGCAGTCGAGGTTCGCGCAATGCGTGCGTCCGGGCTGCGCCGGTGCGCGAGCCTGCAGCGCGTGGTCCACGTCCTCCTGCTGCCGCTGCTGGGCCAGTTCGATCACATCCATGTCAGCGCCCCCGCTTCGCCGCGGGCAAGCCTGCGGCCGCCATCAGCGCCGGCAGAACATCGGCCAGTGCGGCGAGCTTCGCAAGCGCTTCCTGCTGCGTCACCGCCGGGTCGCGCAGATACTTGTCGACCAGGTAGTACACCGGTGACACATCACCGGTCTTGTCGATGTACGTTTCCAGCTCATCAACCGTCATGCCGCGAACCTTGCCCGCACTGTCCATACCGGCCAGCTTTTCGGTGAGCCGCGACGGCGAAAGATCCATCTTCCCGGCCACCGTCACCAGACCTCGCTGGTGCACCTGGCCTGTCAGGTGATCTCTCAGACAGCGCGATTTCGCCGCCAGTCCGGGTTCAAACGTCAAACTCATCTGCTGCATTGCTTGCCCCTTGGGTTTTCCGGGGAACACGTGTTCCCAAGAAAACCCCTGCATGCCTGAAAAAATGCGGCGCATGCGCACCGCACCGAAAACACATTCACCCCGCCATTCGCATTTCGTCCGGCTCCGCCACCGTCATCGCTCCGGATGCCGGATACAGGTCAGGCCGCAACTGATGGCACGTCACCGCACCGTCGGTCAGCACTTCGATCGCCACGCATCGGTTGGGCGGCACCTGGCCACGTTTGCGCCACTCGGAAATCGAAGGCGACTTGATCTTCAGGGCGGCGGCCAGGCGGTCCTGGCTGCCCAGCAATGCGCAGGCGCGGTCGAGGTGCGGATTGTTCATAGTGCCAGTGATGTTAGGCCGCACCTAAAACAATTGCAACAGGGCGAGCCTAACTCCCGTTCGAGGACAATTTAGGCAATGACTAAGCACGCGCCCGCGCACGATCCGATGGACTTCGCGATCCGCCTCAAAGAGGCGATGGCTGATGCTGGTGACGACGCCGGCTACGGCGCCGGTTCACGGCTGGCACGCCGTTTCAAGGTGTCAGTTCCGAGTGCCACTGCATGGCTCAACGGCCGCAACTTGCCTGATCCACCCCGTGCCCGCCGGATCGCGGCGTTCTACGGCGTGCGTTTTGAATGGCTCTACTTCGGCGAAGGCGCCAAACGGGGCACTATCGCTGACAGTGACCCGCCGGCCTACGCCGGCGGCATCAAGCTCTCAGCCGAGGAACAAGCCGTATTGCGCGGCTACCAGGCTGCCGATAGCGCATTGCGCGCCGTCGTTGACGCCGCTCTCGGCGTCAAGCATCCACCCGAGCCGCGCGGGAAAAAGCGCTAACGCGCGTTGATTTGTAGGTTCGCGAATCGCTGGCATGATGAAATCTCTACAGGGGACGAATCATCATGCAAATGGACCACACGATTGCCAACCTACCATCCAGCGAGATAGCCACCGAACCCACGGCCGCCTCGCCGCAGCAGGATCTGTCAGCACACGAAGTGCAAGTGATCCTGCAGTACCGTGCCGCCTCGCATGAAACCCGCGAAAGCGTACGCCGGATGCTGGCGCCTTTGATCACTGACTGATGGATTGAGCCGACCCTGAAGGCTTCCGCGGCTCGCCCCGCACCCATACCACCCGACGATTGCAATGCGCGCATTCCGACTGCAATACGGGTAGCAAGCCCAGGCAGTGCGGGCACCGCTTCGCGCGTTGCTGCGCCGCGTCGGGCCCGATCGCCACGATCAGCCACCCCACTGGACCCAGCAGCACGCCCCACACTGCGCCGGCCATCGCGCGGCGCTTCGCCGTGCCGATCACTACACCCACCACTAGGCCCACGCCTGCGCTCACCAGCCACCACAACGTCACGTCGTCCATATGCACCTCCCTGCCATGGCAAGAGTGTGCCGCAAACCGACCGGCGCGGCTGCAAGGCATTCGGGAGCCTAATACGTCCGCCTGAAAAAATTAGGCGTAGCCTATTGCAATAGTTTTAGGTTTGGCCTAAAGTCGCCCCGAGCCGCCATCCAGCGGCCAGGGAGGTCACCATGATCGAACGCGTCGTCACCCCCCCCGCGGGCCGCTTCGCCCGCTGCCGTCACTGCAACAGCGAGCCGCGGCACATTCGCACCAGCGGGCGCAGCAGTCGCGAGCCGGTGCAGTTCCTTGCCGCCGCCCAGCGCCACGGGCTCGAGTGCAAGTGCGGCGCCCGCACCGCGCGCCACGACACGCTCCCCGCCGCCGAGGCCGAATGGGGCAGCGATTTCGCCCAGCTCACCTTGCCGCTGCGCCCGTCGCGCCGCCGCAGGGTCGCCTGACCATGGGCGCCACCCTCAACCTGCTCGACTTCGACGCGCACGAGCAGGGCGTGACCTTCACCCAGCGCCCGCACTTCGCCGAAGTGGATCCCGCGCTGGCGCAGCGCGTGCGCGACGAAATGCGCAAACAGGGCATGCGCGTGCCGCTCACCACCGCCGAGGAAGACGCGCTGTTCGACGAAGCCGACCGCCGCTTCCGGGGCCAGGCATGAACACGCGCCCCACTGAAATCCGCCACGCCGCCGACGTGCGCGCGCAGATCGCACTGGAGCGCATGTTTGCCGCCAAACGCGCCCAGCAGGACGCGCGCGAAGCCCGCTACCGCGCCAGCCGCGAGCGTGCCATGCGCTACGCCGAGCGCGAACGCATCCTGCGCGCCTGGCGCCACCCCGCGCCTCGCTCCTTCTGGCAGATCATCGCCGCCGAAGTCGCCGCCGAAGTCGCCGCCGCCAAGAACGTCTGGCAGCAGATCGCGCAGGAAATCGCCGCCGCCCCGATCCACATGAAGGTCGGCACTGCCGTGTTCTTCGGCGCCGGCGCCGGTGCGTGGGTCGCCCTGCTCTGCGGGTGGCTGCGATGAGCGCGGCGGCGGGCGTGCTGGCGGTGCTGGACGAAGCGCAGGACTGGCTCTATCGCAGCAGCGAGAGCCGTGGTGATGATGAGCGCGCCGAAGCCGTCAAACAGGCGCGTGCCGTCATCGCCGAACTGATCGAAGCGGACAAGGAATACGACGCCGCGATCGCTGCAGCCAAAGAACTCAACCGCAAGATCGCCGAGAGCGGCTGGCTCGAGGTTGAGTTCGACGCGTTGCGCAAGAGCGGCGACCGTGTCGTGAAGGCGCAAATGCGCCGCGCAGACGCGCTCGCCAGCCTCGGCGGTGCCGCATGACCACCACGCCTCCGCCCGATCCGCCCGGCGACCCGCGCTTCACCGAACCCGACGTTCCCGCGCCGTGCTACGTGGCGCGCCTGCTCGAAACCACCGCAACCATCCACCACAAGGCCGCACTCGACGTGCAGGCCGAGGATCAACCATGAGCCACTTCCAGAAGATCACCGCCGCCGGCAAGCCGACCAAGCCCAGCGCCAAGACCCACGCAGCGGTCATCGACCAGCGCAACCACCTGATGTGGACGGCCAAGGATATCGGCACCGCCCCCTTCGGCGAGGCACCCGCCCTGGTCGCCGACCTCAACCGGAGCGCGTTCGCCGGCTTCACCGACTGGCGCCTGCCGACAGTCGAGGAATTGCTCACCCTGGTTGACCGCACCCGTCATCACCCGGCCATCGACACCGACGCTTTCCCGAGCTGCAAGGGCGGCTGGTACTGGTCCAGCACGGTCGATGCGGAGTCCCCTTCGGTCTGCGCGTGGTTCGTCTATTTCAACTACGGCTATTGCTACCTCGGCGGCCAGGGCTACCAAGGCCGCGTCCGGGCCGTGCGTTCGGTGTCGCCGTCGGCGTCCAGTCAGTAATCGGCTTTTCGGCCACCCCTCGAGCCGCCGCGGCCTCGGCACCAGGCCGCACCGATCAGCGCCCTGCGCGCGCTCCCTCCCCAGGCGCGAGCGCCGCTCCCCCCCGGCCTTGCAGGGCGCTGATCCGTCACCACCACGCGCCAAGGGCGCACGGAGCACCCATGCAGCAGCACAACGACATCACCACGCTGTTCAACGACCTGGACGCCGGCATCTTCGTTCAGCGCCTCAGCGCCGCCCTGCGCGACACCGCCATGGGCGTGGTCACTACTGGCAAAAAGGGCAAAGTCACCATCACGCTGGATCTGGAGCGCATCGGCGACAGCAGCCAGGTCACCTGCAAACACCAGGTGAAGTACGCCAAACCCACCGCCAAGGGCCGCGTTCTGGAAGAGGCCACCACCAGCACCCCGCTGCACGTCAACCGCGGCGGCAGCCTCAGCCTGTTCCCCGAATCGCAAACCGACATGTTCGAACGCGCCGCCGCATCGGCCGCGGAGTCGGATGCCGTCGGCGACTGATCCCCGCGCGCCCGGCTCGCCCCTTTCACGCACGCCACCACAGGAATCCACCATGGATAGCACCGCCGTCGATCGCATCGCCCAACTGGCC